CACGGCTACGGCTCGCTGGGCGATGGTCCCGGCTCGGTAGGGCCCTCGGTGGGCTGGTCCCTCCGGGTGACCTTCTCGTAGGAGTCGAGCACGTTGACCCACTCCTCGTACGGGGGCGGGTCGACTTTGGTGCGTACGAGGGCGGCGTGGATCAGGCTGGTCTCGAGCGCCACCCGGTTGCTGGGGTACCCGCGGGCGGCCACCGCCTCGACGGCGTCGATCAGGTCCTGGACGGTGGTGGTCACCTCGATGGGTGCCTCGTCGTCCCATCCGACGGTGAACGTCTCGCGCAGGCTGGCCACTACTGGGTGCTCCCCTCGACCTGGGTGGCGATGCGTTCGAGGTCCCGGGTGAAGCCGGCCAGCCACATGGGTTCGGTGGCCCGGGCGGCGTCGAGGGCGAAGGGTTGGGCGGCGATGTGACGTCGGGGCCAGCCCCAGTGGATGGGCCCGGCGTAGGGGACCCGGGCCGAACCGAACCGCACGATCGCCTTGCGGGCCGCCCGGCTCGCCCGGCCCGAGCTGGCCAGCGTGCCGGTTCGGCGCGGGGCCCGGCCCGCCGCCGCGGCCAACACGATCGTGCCCGCCTTCTGGGTGGCGTCCTTCAGCTCGTCGAGGTCGGCCTGGGCCTCGCGCATGGCGCGGATGAACGGGCCGAGGCCCTCGACCCGTACGGCTTCCTCGCTCACCCGTGCTCCTCGGCCTCGCCGCCGTAGCCGCCGGTGGTCGTCGTGTTCGCCTGCTCGTCGTGGCCGCCCTCGGCGAGCGAGATGGCGTGCTCGGCCCGGGCCTCGTCCTCCTCGGACGGCGGAGCTTCGGGCGTGGACGGTGGACCGTCCACGGTCTCCGGTTCGGTCTCCGGCTCGGGCTCGGGCTGGGGGCCGGTGGCAGCGGCGCCGGCGACGGTCGGCCAGGTGAAGACGGGGTCGTCCTGGCAGGGCCACTCGAAGTCGGTGGTGAGGCGGGTGTTGACGTCGCCGCCGATCTCGACGGCCCGGACCTGCACGGTGCCGGTGACCTCGAACGTGCCGGCGTTGGGCTGCCAGCTGTACTCGACGACCCCGAGGTTGTTCTCGACGGAGTACTGCACGAACCCGTCGGGGGAGTCGAAGTCCTGGATCGACGTGCCGGCGAGGGACCAGGACGTCTTGACGTCGGGGGCGAGCTTGTCACCGCACAACGTTTCGACCTCGTCGCCGGTCTCGTCGTGCGACGGCGTCACCCGCACGTTGGTGGCCTGGCAGGCGAACTCAGTGCCGCCTACCCCGGCGGCCCCGCCGAGGGTGAGCGTGCCGGTCTTCAGTCTGGATTCGTTGACGGCCACGATGGCCTCCTTCAAGCGATGGCTTCGCTCCAAGCGAGCAGGTAGGCCGGGTAGTCAGATCCGGCGAGGTTGAACGAGACGAGCTGGGCGGACTCGAGCGGCAGGACCGCCTCGGCGGCGGCCACGAGGTCGTCGAGGACCGCCCAGGAGTTGCGGTCCGGGCCCGACGGGGCCGGTGCCATGGCGGCGAGCTCCCAGCGGGCGGTGAACCCGCAGCCGAGGTCGAACGTCCGCCCCGGCGGGGGCACGAGGATGCAGGGCGGGACCGCCGCCGAGGGGTCCGTAGTGGCGCGGACCGCCTGGGCGGTGAGGCCGGTGACGATCTCGGCGGCCCGTTCGATGGTGGAGGTCATGCCAGCACCGGGGAAGACCAGGGCGAGATGAGCCGGCGGATGTCGGGGTCGCGGCCGGGGATGAGCGCCTGGCCCATGTCGTCGGTGCCGACCACCCCGGTGGGGCTGTTGGCCCGGGCGACGAGCCGGTTGGTCCACAACAGGACGGCCTCGGCCACCTCGGGCGGGCAGACGTCGCCGGCGTCGGCCGGGATCCGGGTGGCCCGGGCCCGCACCGCTGCGGTCGCCGCGTCGAGCGACTCGACGATACGGGCGTCGTCGAGGGTGTCGCCGATGCGGGCCCAGGCCTTGTACCGGTCGAGGTCAGGCCAGGTGCTCGCCGGGTTCGGGGGCCAGTCGCTCACCGGTCAGCTCTTGCCGCTCGGCGCCTTCGGCTTCGGCTCGGGCTCGGGGCTGGGCTCGTCGTCCTCGGCGGGGGCCTTCGGGGTGGTGACGCGGCCGCTGGAGCGGCCGACCACGCCGGCGGGTGGGGTGAGCTTGACGAGGGCGGTGGGGGCCACGATGCAGTCGGCCATGTAGCCGTAGAAGGCGATGGCGACACCGAGCAGGGAGGGTTCGACGGCCTGGACCTGGCCGCCGACGGTCTCGTAGAACTCGACCGCGGCGTTGTCGCCGATGATGGCGGTGCCGGCGGCGAAGTGGCCGTCGACGGCGAGACGTAGCCCGGCGACGGAGCCCTGGAACATGTCGGTGGCGCCGATGTTGCCCATGGCGTTGCCGGGGGCGACGGTGGGGAACAGGGGCCGCCCGGCGGTGTCGACGAGGGCGCCGAGCTTGGCCCACACGTCGACGGACACCCAGATGGTGTTGGCCATGCGGTTGTCGGGTCCGGCGACCATGGCGGCGGCCTCGTAGATGGCGGTCAGCCAGCCCGCCGCGTCGTTGGTGTCGACGGGGACGGTCTGGGTGACGCCGGCGACGAGGTCGTCGGTGAACTGGTCGTCGGTGTCCTGCGCGTACATGGCCGCGAGGTCGGCGACGAGGATGTCGAGGATCGCCGGGTCGGTCCAGTCGCGGTCCTGGAACGACAGGTTGATCCACCCGCCGCGGGTCATCTTGGTGACGGTCTTGGGGTCGACCTTCAGGGCCTGGGTGGGCAGGGCCGTCTTCTCGGCGGCCTGGTTGCCGACGTTGGTGTGCTGGGAGACGAACGGCCGTTGGAAGGTCTTGCCGCCGGCGGGCAGCGGCCGGATCGTGGCCGCCTCGATCGCCGGGCGCCGCGAGGAGATGGACGTCCAGACGGGTCCCAGGATCGGGACGGGCAGTACGCCGGGGGTGTCGGCGGTGGTCATGTTGGCCCGGTAGGACTCGAACCGGGCCCGGGCCTGCTCGTCGCGCCCGCCGGGGAAGTGTTGCGAGGAGGCGATGTAGTCGTAGAGGTACTCGCCGGCCGAGCGGTACACCTCGACCTGGCGGCTTCCGCCGGGCGCCGCGGGGCCGTCATGGGCGACGGTGGGGCCGATGCCGGCCATGAGCTCCTGGTAGGAGCCCTGGGCCCGGGCGAGCTCGGCCTCGGTGGCGAGCTCGGCGTCGAGATGGGTGAGGGCCTCGCGGCGGGTGTCGACGGCGGACTGCTCGGCGTCGGTGAGGTCGCGGTCCTCGCCGGCGGCGCGCTCGCACATCTCGGTGAGCTCGCCGAAGGTGGACTCGCGCTGGTGCTTGAGCCAGTCGAGGCGTCGGGTGGAGGTAGCGGACTGGGGCATGGCGGCATCTCCCGCGGCGGGGGTCGACGAGGTTCGTCGTCCAGCTGGGGGAGGCCACCCGGCAGCGGGTGGGGGAGGCCCGGCGAGGCCCTGGCCGGGGGAGGTCCCGCTCTAGTGCGGGGGGAGGCCGGCGGGCGGACTGTCCTGGCTGAGGGTAGCGAGCCATCCCGCCAGGGCGTCCCGCCGCGGCGCGCCGGGACCGTCCACGGTGGACGGTGGACGGTCGTCGTCGTCGAGGTGGAGGTCGTCGAGGGCGGCCCGCAGTGCCTCGATGCGGGCGCTGTTGTAGGCGCCGGCGGGGACGAGGGCCACGTGGCTGATGGCCCGCACCTGCCGTCGGTGCAGGACCGGGGCGGCGAGATCCTGGTGGTACTCGGATTCGGACAGGCCCGGCACGAACGCGATCGACATGGCCGGGGTCTGGCCGTCGCGGATCTTGTAGGCCGCGGACCGCCCGTCCTCGGTGTCGTCGAGGCGCAACACGACGCGGAGGCCCTCGTGATCGTCGTGCCACTCCTGGCCCCGCCCGACCCAGGCGCCCATCCCGACCCGTTCGGGGTGCTCGAGCTGGACCTTCATGCGCCGGGCCGGCCACCGGGACACGACCGGGCCGAACGCGCCCCGGTCGAAGGTCTCGTGGTAGGGCCCTGCACCGTCGTCGGCCAGGGCAATCTCGCCGTACGGGGCGGCGAGGCCGACGACGGTGCGACCGTCATTCTCCAGGTCCACGGGAGCGAACGAGCGGTAGAGCAGAGGGGGAGAGGGCATCAGGCCTCCAGTTCCCGCAGGGTGACGGGCATGGCCTCGATGAAGTCGAGGCCGGTGAGACCGACGGCGAGCGCCGCCGATCGGGGGTCGACCCCGGACCGGACCAGCAGGCCGAACGCCTCGGCCTTCTTCCGAAGCTCGTCGCCTTCGCTGACCGACTCGCTGAGCTCTCCCAGCGGCGCCAGATCGATGAGGGCCCGGCCCTCGTCGCGGGTCATGAGCTGGGCGTCGTAGCCCTTCACGGCGATCGACATGCGCTCGGCGAAGTCCGGGCGCAGCACCGCCGCGGTCTGGAACCGGGTCTCGATGTCATGCGGCAGGCAGAACGCCGTGAACTGCTGTTCGGCCGGTTCGAGATAACCCATCACGGTCGTGCTCAAAAATTGTTGCAGGACGTCGACGATGTTCCGGTAGGTGAGCGAGGGAGCGTCGAGGCCGACGAGGGCACCGGGAAGCCCGCACGCCATGGCCAGCTTCACGTCGTTGGCCTTGCGGGTGTCGGCCAGCTGGGCCTTCTCGGCGTCGCTGTCCATCTCGTTGACCTTCACCCCGGCGGGGGTGACGAGGGCCTTGCGGAGCCGGGCGTTGATGTCGTACTTGGCCTTGAGCTCGTCGGCCTGGCCCTGGGTGAGGTCCGGGTCGGGGTGCTCGATGTGGGCGGGGGGGACGGCGCCGCCTTCGTAGTAGCGGGTGGCCCACCGTTCGGCGGCCACCGCGGCGGTGATGAGGTCGCGGTGGGTGTCGAGCAGGCCCCGGCCGACGAGCTCGCCCGGCTCGGCGTTGCGCATCACGTGGAACACGTCGCGGGCGGGGTAGCGGGTGGCGGCGATCGTGTACCAGATCGACCCGTCGGGCATCTGCTCGACGGACCACTGGCCGTTCGGGACCGGGTACATGACCTCGGGCCAGCCGTCCGGGCCGTTGTTGCCCAACACGGCCACGTAGTTGCCCCGCAGCGCCGAGCTGCGCAGGTACTCGCGGACCCAGTCGGCGAGGGTGCGGTTCGGGCCCGGCGCCGGGTTGCGCAGGATCGGCGGCGTCTGCTCGAGGCGCACGCCGTCGCTGCCGTAGGCATCGAGCGGCATCTGCACGACCAGCGCCGTGGAGATCTCCAGGAACGCCGAGATGACGGGCAGGCCCAGGGCCTGCTCGTCGGTGACCCACAGGTCGCTGGTGTCATAGCCCGGCCAGGTCGAGAACTGGGCGTTCTGCCAACCGGCGATGGCCTGCATCTGGCCAGGGGCCTGGGTGGCCACAGCGGTGGTCTGGGGGCGGGCGGCGCGGAACAGCTCAGCCAGCATGGGTGGCCTCTCGTGCGAGATGGCCCCGCTCTGCGGCGACACCGACCGTCAGGATCCCGAGGCCGGCGACGCCGAGACCCCAGGCGAAACCGAGCCCGAGGCCCACGGCGACGGCCAGCATGACCAGACCCGCCAACTGGGCGAGCACATGCCCCGACGGCCTGGACACCAGCGCCATGGGCCTCAGTATGCCGGTACGGTCAATCGGTGGACGCTGCACTGCCAACGGTGGGAACGCTCGACATCGGGCTCCTGCGCCAGGCCGCCGACGAGGTCACCACCGTGGCCCGCCATCCCGCTCTCGGCGACCGGACCACGCGGGTCCTGTGCCAGATCGCCGGCCACCTCGCCGAGCTCGCCGAGCTCCTCGAAGCGGAGGCCGCCCAGTGAACGAGGATGCGACACAGTCGGGCGATCCGTATCGGGTTGACCCCGCCGGTCACCGCGGGGACGACATCGGGATCCTCGAGCGCTCCTTCGAGCTGCCCCGTGACCGCCGCGACGACGACCCACGCGGCCCGCGCCCCCTCGGCCGAAGCGTCCCCGGTCCGACCTGGAACCTGTGATGACGCGGTGGGAGTACTTCCCGCTGGCGGCCGGCCCGTGCGCGCCCGCTCCCGATGTGCAGGGCGGATGGCAGATCACCAGCTACTTCGGGGGCCGCGTCGACCCGATCACCGGTCAGCCCGGCAACCACGGCGGCCAGGACCTCGCCTACTACGGCTGCGGCGGCGCCGAGCTCTACGCCCCCTCGGCCGGCACGCTCTCGCAGGGCTGGGATCCCAGCGGCGGTGGGAACTGGTCGGGCGTCACCCTCGACGACGGCTCCTACATCGGTCTCGGCCATGCCGCCTCCTTCGCCCCCGGCAACCCGTACCGCCGCGTCGTGGCCGGCGAGCTCATCGCCTACTGCGACTCGACCGGGGGCAGCACCGGTGACCACGTACACGTCGCCTACCGGCCCGCCGGCAGCTACACGTACGCAGATCCCTACGACCTGCTGGCCGACTCCCAGCACCGCATCCAGGGAGGCGACATGCCCTTGACCGACGAGGACGTCGACAAGATCCGCCACATGACTCAGGACGTGGTCAACGACGCCCTCGCCCAGTTCTACACGGGCAGCCGCGCCGTCACGATCCCCGACGACCCCGGCGTCTACGAGCTCGCCTTCGACGCCGAAGGCCGGCGCGTCCGCCGGTTGATCCCCAGTTGGGATGAGATCCACGCCCTGCGGTACGTCGACGCCATGGCCGAGGCCGACTTCCTGGGCACCACCCGCCACGTCACCGACCCCGCTCAGGTCGCCGCCATACGAAAGCTGCCCGTCGTCCACCCCCCGGGCGCCGACACCGCTGCCACCAGCGGCCAGCCCGACTAGACGTGACCGACCCGGCGGGGACCCGCCAGCACCTCGACCGCACCGGCCGGCGGCTCGTGATCGCCGAGGCCGCCGGGTTCGGGCTGATCATCTTCGCCCTCGCCCAGGTCTACGCCGACCCGTGGCGGGCCGTCGGAGCGCTCGGCGCCGGGGTCATCTGGGTCAGCCAGCTCATCGACCGCCGCACCATCCCGCACGGCCACCGGTAGTCGATTCATGAATCGTGAACCGTCCACCGTGGACGGTGGACGGTGGGGGGCGATCACATGATCCGGCCGACCATGGTGGTCTCCCTCACGGTCGTCTCGACCGAGGCCGAACACATCACGCGGGCCGCTGAGGTGATGGCCCGGGCGGCCGCCGGGCTCGCCCTCGAGGGCATCATGGTGAACCTGTCGCTGGGCACACCGTCCGACGCGGACGACGAGGGTCAATAGGCGACCCAGCCGGGGCGGCGGATGACGGGGGAGCGGTCGACGACCCAGACGGCGGTGACAGCGGCGACGGCGGCTTCGATGTCGATGGACGGGTTGCGCCGGCGCAGGGCCATGGTGCCGGGCTCGCCGGGTTGGGCGGCGGCGAGCTGGTCGGCGAGCATCGGGTCGGGTGGATGGACGATGCGGCGGGCGACGACGGCCTCGTAGAAGGCGAGGGCGGCGCGTTCGAGGTCGGTGTAGGTGACGGCTTCGAGGATCTCGTCGACGTCGGCGACGGCGGCGGCCGCCACCCGGGTGACGAGCGCCTCGATAGGGCCGCGCTTGACGACGCCGAGCCGCGGGCGCCAGCGGGCGACGAGCTCGGTGAGCCGCTTCTCGCATTGGAGGGTGGCGGAGGGGCCGAGGAAGGTCTGGAGGGCCTCGACGTGGACCCGGCCGTCGGGGCGGCGCCAGGCGGCCACGATCGAGACCTGGCGCAGCTCGGGGCCGGCATCGGCGGCGAAGCAGACGCCGGTGGCGTCGTCGGGCACGGTGGCGGCCATCTCGGTGCAGTCGTCCCAGCGTCCCGCTGGCAGCCAGGAGGCGACGGCGGTGACCCGGCGGCAGAGGACCTCGGTCTCGAACACGGGGGCGGGGTCGGTGGCGAGCTCGGCGACGATGGTGGCCTCGTCGAGGGTGTGGCCGAGGGCGGGGTTGGCGGCCGCCCAGCCGGCCCGGTCCTCCCGGGCGGCGTCGGGCGGGGCGGACCACTCGAAGTAGGCGAGCGGGCCCTTCTCCCGGGATCCTGCCGCCAGGCGGCCGGCGGCCTGGAGGTTGTCGAGCACGACCGAGGTGTGGTCGCCCTCGGTCGAGATGGTCCACAGCTGTGAGGACGGGCGGGCCCGGCGGGTCTTGTCGAGCGCGGCGTAGCTGGCCCAGTCCTTGTACTCGCGCAGCTCGTCGAGGACGACGAGGTCGGCGGAGAGGCCCCGGCCGCCGCCCGGCGTCGAGGAGACGACCTTGTAGCGGCACATGACGCCGTCGGGTCGGGTGATCTGCAGCTCTTCGCGGCCGGTGGTGCGCAGCACGGCGGTGATGGGCAGACCCGCGTTCTCGGCGATCTCGGTGGTGAGTCGCCACGATTCGATCGAGACGCCCCGGTTCTGGGCGGCGGCGATGATCAGCCGCTCGCCCCACAGCCACATGCCGGCGAGGATCCGCACGGCGGTCACGAGGCTCTTGCCGTTCTGGCGGGCGACGATGACCAGCAGCGTGCGGATCGCCCACCGTTCGCCGGCGGCGGTGCGGCAGGCCCGGTCGAGCACGAACCGCTGCCAGGGCATGAGGTCGATATGCAGGACCTCGACGGCGAACTTGATGGCGGCGAGGCCTCGGTTGCGCCGGCCTACCGGTGGCGTGGCGATCCGGGGACGGGGATCTCCGACGAGGGCGAGGCGGCGCTCAGCCATCGGGCACCGTCCACGGTCCACGGTCCACGGTCGCCGCCGGTGGCCGGCTAGGTGCCGCGCAGCAGGGCGCGGGCCTCAGCGAGCTTGCGGCGCGCCTGGACGACGGCGGGGTCGGCGGCGTCGAGCTCGTCGAGGGCGGCCAGGGCCTCGGCGATGAGGACGGCCAGGGCCCGCAGGTCGGCTGTCAGTCGGAGCGCGAGGCGCCGGCGCAGCGGGATCATTCGGCGCCGGCGGCCGCCGGCTGGCTGTCGCGTCGGGCGGCGTCGTTGAGCATCTGGGCGTAGGTGTCGGCCACGTGGCGGGCGTGGGAGTTCGGGATCTCCCGCCAACCGCAGCCGCACCGCCCGGGGCCGATCCGCTGGTGCCCGATCAGGACCAGGACCAGGATCAGCCATTCCGGGTCGCTCAGCGTGTTCGGAACCACACTGATCGACGGTACCGGCGAGGCCCCGGACGCGGCCCTCCACCAGCACTTCGACGCCAGGAAGGGGCCCAGCGGCCTATTGCGTCGGGGCGTCAATGGGCCGGCGAGCTCATCTTCCGGCTGAGCCGAACGGCTCCCAGGGGCCTGGGCCGAACGGCCCCAATTTCGGGCACACACGGACAG